CGTAACTGTTCCACTCCACAACCATTTGTTCGTTCATGTAGTTCACATCGTTACGAAAACGAGCCCTGGACTGAGGGCAGAACTTCATGATATTTGTGTGTCCAAAATGTAAATCTGATGTAATAAATGTTCTCATGTTAATTCCTATTATAACACCAGAAGACCATTTTGTCAACTGGCGTACCAAATTTCCTTAAAGCCTTCGTTTTCGGAAGGCATGTCAAAGTTCTCAATCATGCTACGCATGACATGATCGGGAATGTTCTTGCCTGGCCGGCTTGCCAAACGTCGAGCCAATTCCTCCTTTTCAGGAGTAGCAAACACGACAGCAATGTGCTCGTAGTTGGGCAACATGTTAAACTTCTTGCGCCTACTCTTTTCCGAAACACTAGTCTGATCCCAAATAATGTCCCGCCCTGCTTCACGAGCCTTTACAACTTTTTTAGCCATCAAGTCAACAGCGGTAGGCATATATTCATCAAATACTTCGTTATAAGTCTTGCCTTGGTTACGGGCATATTCCTCTACAAAGTCATCTGTAGAGACAACTACGCATTCGGACATCCAGTCTTGGTTCTTAATCCAAGTACTCTTACCAGATCCTGGTACTCCAACTAATTGATAGCACTTAGGCATTTTCAACTCCAAAATGTTCTTGATATTTGTTTAGCAATCTCTCAAACGCATTGAACGCTAACTCTTGTCGATTTAGCTTAACACACTCCTGTACAATCAATTCAGCAAACCGGTCAATAAAGGCTTTGGGTATTTCTACCATGTGGTCTTCAGTTTCAGATTGAAGAATCTCATCACTAGGATTCAGTACAGCATGTTCTGCCGCCTGTTCGGCAAGTTCGTAAATTTTAGTCATAAGTATCTTCCTTATCTGGCGGCACCCAAATCTTTTTGTTGCCTAGTTCATCGTACTCAAACGGCACACCATTAATAGTGTGCGGTTCTTGTTCATCGTATGTCCAGCCCAACTTCTTCATCATCTTGTGTTTGACCAACAGATTAGGACTTCTGTAAGCCTCAGTATCCTGGAAGCCCATCATGACGCCAACTTCACAAACTGCGCCACTGCGGCACACTCCCGCGACACAGTGTACTACAACGTCCATACGCTTGTCTAAAGCATGTTGTAACAGTCCTACAAGCTGTTCTGCTTGCTGGTCAGTAATCTTAAACTCCTCGCCCCACGGGTCGTCACGCTCGAGGTCAAGGAATTCAAACTGATGTACTTCCTTAAACTTGTGTGCCGGAATAGGGAACGTCATGCCAGGATCCACAATTTGAATCAGCATGGAATTCTCACCTACAGCAACGTGATGCTTTTTAGGAATGTCAGCGAGGGCGACGTTTTGAATCCACGGCATCGGGTTCTCCTCTTTCATAATTCCATCCTTGTCCGCCTAGTTGTTTCCAGGTGTCCCATTTCTTTGCTTCGTCTTTACAGTGCCGAGGTTGACCTATGCTACCAACTACAGCCATACAAGTCCAACAGCGATAACTGAAGTCGCCGTCAAACTCCCCAACTCCGCCGCAAGGCAAATAAATGTCCGGAATATTATGTTCCATATTTCAAAATAAAAAATGTGGCGTGTTGTTCAGTTTTGAAAACAAAGATAGAGTTTACATTGTAATCACTATCGTCAGCAAATTCATGATGCCAGAGTGTATGCTCTGGACCAAACTGAAGTTCACACCACTTTAACATTTCTTCTATCTTATCCAAACTATTGGATTTGATAAAAACTTTAGTTGCTATCAAGCTACTGCTGATTCCTTAGCTTTAATTGTAGCACACTCTGCAAGAAATGCCGCATCCTGTGCCAGTACTTCGGGGTCATTCCACTCGAAAGTGTGGTTTTTAAGCCACGGTTTTCCAGATAGCTCTGACCAAATTTGTTGCTTCTCGACCCACTGTGTCAACTTAGGCCAATCTGCTTGGTAAATTCTATAATCCCAACTGTAGCAGCAGATTTCCGGATAAGCGTCTTTTACTCGTTTATGCCCATATCGTCTGAATCTTTCCGCACTAATTGTTTCCCATGGCCCGCCATATCCACCTGCACCACCTGTACCAGTGTGAGTCAGTGTTGAGTCAAAAGGACTGCTACCAAAACTGCGGCATGGTTCTGCATATCGAATCCAAACACGACCCATCCAGCCGGGATACCCTTTTGGCAAATGGGCTTCGCCTCTCCAGTTTTGAGGAAGTCCTGCTGGACTACTGTGAGTGTTGCTCACCAAATCACGGTAATGAATATCCCAAGCAAAGCCCGCGACACGGTAATTTTTACCACCTTGACCGTAGTCATCGTTTTTCTGATTTTCAATTACAGCGATCACACAGCGAGCAAGTTCGTCTAGACTTTCAGGCTCGCGACCATACACCTGCAGAATACGTTCTTTAATGAGTGTCATTTGTATCTTTCCAATAGATTCTTGGCATGTTGTTCAACGTCTTTCATGTGAGTGTCGAACTCACCTACTCCGGCAAGTTGTGATTACTCATTAAACTACCATCGCTACCAAACCAATATATGTCAACGCATGAAGAAACTGATCCAATCCCAGCAGCCACCAAAACTGTTCGTGTGTAGTAGGACCCCAACCTAGCCGCTTGTTAAGATTCATCTTAGCCCAATCGATATGATAGTGCAAGAAATAATCAGCAATAGTAAGATATAATGCCGCGTGAGGCGCATACCAAACAAAACACAGCCAAGTACCTAGCCCGTGTAAGAACGCATGTAATACACCACCTAAGTGACCGTATGTTCCTTTGTTGCTCCACTGAAACTTTGTCTGTAAAGGAAAGTCAACAATGAAGTGCTTCGAGAACAGCAGTGTAATCAGAATCAGTGTATCGTTCATTTGTAACGCTCCAACAGATCTTTAGCACGTTGCTCAACTTCTTTCATATGTGTGTCAAGCTTCTTTTGTGCGGCATTGCGATCCTTAGTTTCCTTCTGCCACGCTTCCCAAAGTTCAAGGGCAGTGCTGCCCTTGCTCAGTACACTGCCACGATACACAACTTGTTTAGTCATACATGATCCCAACATATCCAGAAGTTACATCATTGTATTGATTGAGGTATTCAAACATTCGATCAATACTGGTAAAATACAGTCGACCTACGCTTGTGGTTTCGACCCAGATATCAAACATTTTCATCGTTCGACTCCGAAATGTTCTACCAACGCATACGCAAAATCTTTAGCAGGATTCTCGCTCACAATCCCGCCAATGTCATTTTCGGTTTGTTTTGCTATTGCGATTCGGGCACATTCTCGAACAATCAACTGGGCGAACTTTTCTCTGTCGAATTCTCGTTCGTGTCCGTTGCTGTAATATTCAGTAGCCTGTTCAGCAAGTTCTTTAATTCGTTCGTTCATCGTTCGACTCCAAACAGCGCATCCCCAGCAACTTGCGGGAAAGGCGCGCCAAATGCTGCGACAAACTGTTTATCAGTTTCTTCGTCCTCACCAGGAACACCCGAAATGTAATATCGGAAATCAGCTACCCCAGTTTGTCGATAGTCGTCTTTTTCATGATCTTGAACAACCTGCACAATGCCAGTACAGGTACGACTAGTAAACCAACGCACGCCAGTAATCATGTTAGTGTCCTTTCTTGCTATGCGTATATTATAGCAGGAATCCGCCCAGTTGTCAATTAGTAGCTTTTGTCAACAGGAACATAGTCACTTCGGGACCTTCAACTTTAACAATATCTTGCGGATACTTGTTTTGTTCCCATTTACTGCCAACAGGGCAAACTTTAATCATTTTGGGATTGAATTTTTTAATTGTGCCAAATGCCAAACTATTGTGTTGTGGATAAACAACACAGTCCCCAATTGCTAGTATTCTGCCTAATTTATCTTTATGTTCAGGAATTGTTTTTGCCATTGTGTTTAATCGTATTGAGAAGGTCTCGTGCCTCCTTGAATTCTCTCATGCGAGAGAGTTTGTCCTCTACCGGATCTGGCACTGTTATCAACGCCGGGATACGGTAGGGCTGCGTATGCGGTAAACTACAAGTCCACTTGAAATTCACAATTAGCTAACCTTTCCAACATATTCTGCTCGCATGTACCAATCGGGCACATAGTCGAGGTTATTGTATTTGAGATTGTATTCCGTAGCATATTGACGAGCTTCGTCTTCGTTATCGAAGTAAATTGTTTCATCAATTTTTTGACCCCAACCGCGCTCACTTTCGATAATGTCTACACGGTATGCTGTTTTAATCTCTATCCTGGGCATAATTACCTCCATAACAAATCAAAGTTTCCGGATAACACTTTCTTAACACTAGCCTTAATACCAGTAATATGGTCTTGGACTACATCGTCTTGAAAGCGATAAGTGCGAATTTTGTCCCCTCGCATCCCTGTACCTACTTGCTCTTTACGAGTAGTGGACACAGTTTTATTATACTGTGTTTTTTGTAAATTGTCAATGTGTTTTTGAATAGTGCTCATGGCTTCGGCAAGACTGTTTTGCCGACTGCGGCATTGGGCCGTTGCGACCGTGCCTGTAGGCATGTGTGTTATCCTACACGAATTTTGGTGTTTGTTTCTGTGCTGCCCACCAGCGCCAGTACCGCTATACCATTCAATGCGTAGATCACTTTCCGGTATAGTTAGGGATCCAATTTCCCTATCGTGGTCTATGACAGCGACAGTGACTGTGCTGGTGTGAACTCTGCCCTTACGCTCTGTTGGTGGTACACGCTGTATTCGGTGTCCACCTGGCTCGTTGTCTAAGCCTGATAAATCAATACCCTCAACTTCTATTTCTACCTGCCCAGGATATTCATTTATTAGGCGGGTAGTTCAGCCGTGACGAGAGGCCAAGCGGATGTATGCTTGAGCTAAGTCTTTTACAAATAGTTTACTATCTTCGCCGCCTTCAGCCGCGCGAATTTCAATTGTCTTTTTCATTTTGTTTTCTCCTTAAAAGTTTTATGATCTAGGGGGTGACGGTAAATGGTGAGGTCCGTAACTAATTCGGCTAGCTACGATTGCTTCTAACGCAACATGTAACGCAGCCCCCGATAAATGTTTTCGCAGCCATTTTTCTGCTAGATTGTTAATAATCTTTTCATTTGAAGACATACGCCCCATACCCTTAACTTTATCGTGTACATACGCATGATACGCTTCATGAACAGCAATAGCAACATCTTTAGCAGATGTGCTATCTAAGTTAGGGATAGCAATACTACCGCCTGGGCCATCAGCTTCAGTATCCTTAAACATTGGTTGGTACGGACTTTCATATACAAAGTACATACCAGATTCGAGTTCGTCTTCGTCGTCAGTTACACGGTCCGAACCTAATACATCTTGAATGGCCGCATAACAAGTCCATAGCGTAGAAGCAGGTTCTCTAGATAGCTGTGTCTTTGGGAGGAACATTTTAACATTATCATCAAAGTCGCCCCATCTTTTACGCAACTCATCGTCGCTAGCCTCAGCTTCGGTTAGTAGTTCATGTATTCGCATCAACTATTTATTAAGAGTTAGTTCTTCTTATCGATCCTATTCGACTCTCTTTGTTCCAATCGTATTTAACCCCATCTGGACAAAGTCCATTTTGAACGCTATCTACACCAAACACGCCCACTACTTCAAAGTCATCACCTTGAATTTTTACAAACTTATTTAATTTTTTAGCATGATTCATTGCTAAATCTAAACTAACAAATTCTTCTATTTCATCGCATATTACTTTGTACATTATTTCTTTTAGATGTAAGAAAACCCTGCTTTGGAATAATCCAAAATACAGGGTTGTCTTAACATACTGACCTTATTTTTCAGAATCCTTAGACTTAAAGCCCCGTGATTCAGATTGTAAAATTTCGACAAAGCTCCTAATAAAGGCGCCACGTGCGTGACTGTCTCTAATTGTAGCAGCTCGTCGCTTGATTGTTTTTGAAATTTTCACTGCTTTAGGTGAATAACCTCTGCAAGTCATTTATGTTTCCTTTAATTAATTTTAAGTTAACAGGTTCTCATTTTTTGTGCTATCCACTACACCAGTGCCTGCTGACCAAGCTGCACCCAGGATTCGAACCTGGCCCGTCTTTTTTTCAGAAAGATATAATAAGATTGCTGAAAAGAACCTAAGCGGTCAAAAACAAAAATACTAGCGGCGCACAGTTATCGCAGGACTAAGTCCATTTAGATAACTCTTCCACGGGCTAGTGTCCGTATACCCACTTAAGGGTACTTTCTATGCCTAAAAATAACAGGCTACTTTTTTTCGAAGGCTTTTTAAGCCTTTGCTCTACCATTGAGCGATCTACGCATGAAGCGTGGAGTTGGAATCGAACCAACATGTCATAAATGACGTTGCTGAACGTAGCCTAAAACTGGTTGCGGACGAAGGATTCGAACCTTCTAGGCCGAGCTTATGAGACTGACCGATACCCTGAATGTCCGCGATATTCTGTGCCACACTACTTATCCTATTATACACCGTGTGCCATGGTGAGACTTATTATGGTCCGAGTAGAAGGATTCGAACCTTCGACCCTCTGCTCCCAAAGCAGATGCGCTAACCAGACTGCGCTACACTCGGAATTAAATTGTCAGGATCAACTTTTAGGTTTGAGTATGAATCAAAATTTATTAAGTTTGCTGAACTGATCCTAAAACTGGTGGGTAGTGTTGGACTCGAACCAACATCGTCCTCCTTGTAAGGGAGGTGCATAACCTCTCTGCTCAACTACCCTTGTATTCTCTCAAATAACTATTTCTTTTAGTTATTTTCTTATACCTACTTCCTTTGCCCTTACTATCAAAGTTTTCTGTTTGACTATGACAGTTAGGGCATAACAACCTTATATTAGACGGAAAATTGTTATCACTATCTCCGTC